TATGCTTATAGAGGAGTTCAAGAAAGGTGGATGGATTATGGCTATCCTTGGCGGGCTAGGGATGCTGGCTAGGCTTATCTTAACCAATGAGCGTTATTCGTTCTTCATTTGGCTAAGGAAGATTATTGCTGGTGGCATCGTTGGAGTGCTCGCTTATTTTGCTATGTACGGAACTGACATGGCTGAAATCTACAAGAGCGTGACTTGCTCCATCTGCGGAAGTATGGCTCCTGAACTGTTTGAGTTTCTACACAAGAGCATTATGGAGAGGATTGCTAAATGAGATTCTTCTCCCTTGCTTGCTTGCTTTTAACTGGCTGTTCTACTTTCACTAAGCCTGAACCGAATAGTCCAGTTATCCCTGTCACTAATGAAAAGAAAGACCAATACATCCAAAAAATCGAGCAAGTCGTTTCTGACTCTGCTTCTGCCCTTACTGCGGTTTCTCCTACCCTTCCTCAAGGGGTATCTAGAACGCTCATTGACAACCAAACAGAACGGCTCAGTGGCATTGCCAAGCCCTCTATCGAGCGAGTCCGAGAGTACGAGCGTATCATCAAAGAGAACGACTCAAAGGCCGCAAAGAAAGACAGCGACTCAGCAAAGAAATCGGAAACGGAAATAGCCGAACACAAGAAGCGGGCAGACGAGGCTGAGTCCGCATTGGTGATTCAGCAGTTGATTACTGAACAGGCTGAAGCCGAAAGGGTAAATGCCTTGAAAGACAAAACCTTATGGCAGTATTCAATGGCTGGACTTGGCTTATTTGTGTCTGGCATCTTGGCCCTTGCCTTCACTCCATTCAAGAAAAACGCAGTCGTTATGGTTCTTGGAGGAGTGATAGGGATGTCAGTCGCTTGGGTTTTTGAGGCTGAATGGTTCCCTTGGGTTGTTGGAGGAACAGCGACACTGGTGGCACTCAGTGGCCTTGCCCTTGTCGTCTCCTTTGTTATCCGCAAGATTAAGGGCGAAGGCAAAGAAGGTGCAGTCAATCAGGAAGGCCAGCCCGAACAAAAGCAGGAAGATTGAACGGCTCATTTCTTTGGCTTACGCTTGGACTTGGGTTTCTTGGCTACCTTGAACTCAATCGTCTCATCAGAGCATGGCACAGATTGGTCCCATAATTCACGGGGAATCTTGACTATGAACATAGGGGTTTTGGGGCCGACATATGCCCCCGCTATGTTATATTCGTAAAACTCCATTGCTTCCTCTTGGTCCATCCCGTCAGCCATTAGACCTTCCAGAATCTTAACGGAATCATATATTGCGACTGTTTCTCCATCTGGCCCTTGCGAGCCGATTCCGATGAAGGAATCTGACAAGCCGTCAGCCATAACGATGTCGTCCTCGATATTGCACAAATAGTCTGCTAGTTTGCAATCGAGTTTATAACTTTTGCTGTTAGGGTCTTTTTTCATATTCCTTTGAACTTGTAATGAGGAATCTTGTGGAGCCTTCCATCATCCGCATGAACAAAGAAGAACTTTCTATCTATTGTTTCTGGGCTTTGCTCCATAAGTCTCTTAACCCTTACGCACATAGGGTTTCTGGTTTTGTTAAACATCTTACATAGTTCCGAAATTGTGTAGTATCCTTCTGGAACTTCGTCTCCTTTGCCACATAGAAGTGATTGTAGTTTCTTCAACTTATTTTTATTCATTTTCATATGTCTGTGTAGGAATAAAGGAAATTCTTGCCGACCTTGTGGGCTTGCCAAACCTTCCAATCGTTGCCCTTGATGTATCCATACAGCCAGCCCGTACCCCATTTGCTTGTGGCTAGGCGAGCCTTGCTGTAGTTCATAGCCTCCTTCTTGCAGAGGCATCCGCCAGAGAAGCCCACAGCCCCGCCGTGCTTGCGAGCGTTGGTCTGCTGGATAGAATGGATATGTCCCATAATGGTTGCTCCGTGTCGGTCAGAATAATGGATTGCGTGTTCCTCCACTGCCCTGACACCACATCCATAGCCGTGTACAAAGGCAACCTTATTAATCCTATGTACGCCTAGTTCTGCGTGGTATGGGTAAATCTTCTTGCAACCATTAGCACGGAGGTTGGACTTGATATCTGAATCCAAATCCTCGATGTAATCGTGGATGATTCCGTTTTGAGTATTAGATAGAATCTGGGATAGGCGGTCTTCGTGATTTCCGTACAGGAACACAGTAGGATTTAGGTTCTTGATGAACCAATGTCCTTTGAGGATATCCTTAACAAGAGACTCATCAGCCTCCTTGCCAGCCGCACCACGGCGGATGCTTCGGAGGTCGTAGCAGTCTCCGAGATGAATGACCTCATCAGGCTGGTAGGAATCACAGAACTTGAACAGTTCCTTGGCACTAGCCTCATCTACCATATCCCCGTGGTTATCACCTACGGCAATGAACTTGATTTTTTTAGGCATTACTTTTTTAGATTAAATTTATATGTATAGCATGTTCTTTGTATGCTATGTTTCTTTAGTTTGAACATCTTTGCAACTTCGTCAAGAGTAAGTCCAAGTTTTATTCCTTGTATAATCGCATCCTTAACCTTACCCCATCCAGCCCTACCGCTTGTGTTTCTCAGTTTAACCCCGTTCCTAATGGCACATACACGAACAGCGGCTTCAGTAAGTCCATGTTTTTTAGCAACTTCTTCAACTGACATATTTTGTTTTGCACCTTCAATGCACACGGCTTTTGTCTTACCATAGCCAATGGTATTTTTTCCTTTTATGTGCGATGGTGTTGGTTGCATGGCGTTCTTAGACCGCCTCTTGGGGCTGGCTTTAGTTTAACTCCTATTGTTTTTGCGGCAGTCCTGATGGATTTTGGGTTAAGATTGTGGGCCTTCCCTATTTCTGGGGCAGTATGTGTTGTGTATCCATTGTCGCCCAAATAGTCTAGGACTGTATTCTGTACAATCTTCCAACCCTCATACTTTCTAGTCATTGTTTTGTATATCGAATGTGTCGTTTCGGATAATACTAAATTGGTCTGTGAGCATATGGCGGATTACTCCGTCCTTCTCCAAGACCACGGCAAAGATGTCGTTGCAGAATGTGCCAGCGGTCTGCACATACAGAAGGTAGCCATACCCTAGGGCTGTCTTGACAGGGATTGGGTTGCGGAATTCGTGAATCATTGCTTGCCCTCCTTGGCGGCGTTCCACGCTTCGATGCAAGGTAGCGAATAGTTGTAATCACCATTGATACTATCAGCCATCGCATCCCCAGCCTTGGTCAGCCGCTCGACCTCGGCCTTTAGGCTGGTAATCATCTCTACCTTAGCCTCATTCGCTTTTCTTGCTTCGACATAATCAATGTGCTTTTGATGAAGTTGTTCCTTAAGCATACTGACGGCTATTGCTGTGTAATGATAGCCTTCAGACATAGCGAGACTATCGACCTCGGCCTTGAGGCGAGCGTTCTCGGCCTGCAGTTCCTCGTTGGGGATGATGGTGCGGGTCGTGAAAGCGGTCAGACGCTCTATCTCGGCCTTGAGGCGGGCATAGTCCTCGTAGCGGATAAAGACTCCGTTATCTTCTTCAACCAACGCCGCAGAAAATCCACGGATGGCGTATCGCTTCGGTTCGCTCATAGTTTTTTAATTATATGCCTAATGATGGATGTAACAATAAACCCTATAATAAATCCTATGATAAAATGAGGTATACTCATTCTTCAAAAGGCTTTGCGTCTGGAACGATAGCACCGCCAGAGATGATGGACGATTCCAACTGCTCGATGCGTTCAAGTAGGTGGTCTATCTGCTTGTCCTTGGCTTCACAGGATTTAACAAGAAAGTCCTCCTCTTTTTCCAGAACCTTAATTTGTTCACGAAGTGTCCCTTCACGCTCTGCAATCATCTGATATGCCGTGAAGATTTCCTTGTAAGCCCTGCGGTCAACCAGAGGGTAGCACTCCTCGCAGTAGCAATTAAGATGCGGTTTTGTGGCGTTGGGGTTCGCTCGCAGATGGCCCCCAAATGAACTACTCATTGTTTAATTGTCCTTTCATATTCCTTCCACCCTTCGTGGGTGTAAGCCCTGAGGTGGAACGAAACATCATTGTCGTCCCATTTCATGTTCATATTCATGTCGCTACTTTCAACGCTAATGCTCCCATTACCACCCTGAAGCACGAGATAGTCTTCAAGTGCGTTCTGGAAAACATTGTCAGCCCATGCGTCAAAACCTAGACGCTCGATGTGTTCTTTTGGAATCATTTTGTGTTGCGGATGTTTTCTATTTCTTTGGAAAGCCTGTCAACCTCTGATTTCAATTTTTCTCCTCTATCCCAATGTGAGCGAGCGATGTCTCCAAGACGCAAAACTTCGTGGTTAAGCCATTCATAATGGGACTTACTAATGATAACCCTGTCAGGATGTTCAGGTGATTCCACGGCGTTGAATCTCGTTTGTTACATATTCTTTTTCCATTGAGGACACATCTTTGTTTTTTGGCAAGGATAGAACAATAGAATAGTTTTTGAGTTGTTGGTCTGTCATATTGCTTACCTGAATGACAATCGCCCGTTCTTGTTCAGTGATTAGTTGTGGCATCTTGTATCGGCATAGAACCTTACGCAGTGAATATTTGTTGATGCCATATTTTTCTGCGGCTTCTTTAGCCGTCAACCCGTCAGCGGCGGCAAGCCGTCCTATCTCCCTTAGAGAGATGTTTCTTTTGGAAGGAAATACAAATCCAGTTCTCCTGCTTCCAACTGCTTTTGAAGTTCTGCAATCGTCTCGTCCCGAATCTTTCTTGATTCTTCCAGATTCATGCTGAGTCTTTTGTTGATATTCAACCACCCCACTTTTAGTTTCAGATAGTACACTCCTGTGCTTCTTGGATGGCTCATGTGGTGGTTTGGGCGGCAATCGGACAAGTTCCGAATGATTCGCTTCGGCCTTGATACATTGAAGTTTATGACTGGGCATGTCAGAAGCCAACACGCCCTCTCGTATGTGATACCATATTTCTCGCATTTCTCAAGTAGGTCTGGGATTTCTTCTGGTTTCCACTGCCTACGCATCAGCCAAGATTCTTAGCACGAACCCAATCCTTACGGAGATTAGGGCAATCGGTAGCCATCCTGTCCCCAACTTCTTCAAGTTGCTTAATCTTGGTTTTG